TGTTCTCCTGACTTAGGTTTTCCTTTTCTAGCATTAGACAGCTTACGTCTTGTCTCGTCTGACAGATGTTTTCCTTTGTTTGGTGACGTACGTCCTTTCTCATCAAGTTTCTGATTTCTGTATCTACTGTGTAAGCTCACGTGATCCTCTTTAGTAAGAAATATGAATTCTTCTGGAGGTCTATGGTAATACATGTCCAAAGCCTTCAACTCCAAAGGAGTAAGGTCAACAAGTCTCCTCTCTCCATCTGACGTGTGTGTCTCTAACCTGTGGTGACACTCCCAGATCTGGGTAGTATTCTCTATAGCTTTGTCATAGTTCTCAATCTTGCTCGGCTCGGAACAGTAGCAGTTTTTGCTTCTACTATTCCAAATATATGGATTTTTACTAATCATCTTAAATCTCTCCTAGAATTAATTTAGTCAATTTAATATTGTGTCGCTTTTCTTTCTCGTAAAAATGTTGAATTAAACCGCAATCAATTTCGTTCTTTTTCAAAGCATCTATACAGTTTTTTAATTGAACCAACCTACTTGAACTTAAATCCAAAAGCCTCTTGCGTTTGTACTTTAATTGATATGGGTTTGTTTTTCCTTCATTTCTTCTTGCCATTTTTTTCTCCTACTCTTTTGAATATAGAAAAAGGGACTATTTTACAGTCCCTTTTCTTTTTTTTTTTCTTTTTTACTTGTAAAGTCTGTTCAAAGCGGCTTTCACCATTCCATCGTATTCAGATTGACTCCATGTTCCTTTGTCAATTACTGATTCCATTTCATACTCATCCCAACCCGTTCCCAAAATATACATCATTCCGCTGACTGCTTCAGGTCCGTGGCAGCAATTCCCTTCCAAAAGACTGATTGCATTGTCTCTTGCAGGAGTCTGTTTTCTTCTTTGAAGTGTTTCAACTGTCAATTCCTGATGCTGAAAATCACGGTTGTAGTTTTCTTCAGCTCTTTGTTCCCTTCTTTTTCTGTCCTCTTCTATATCACGTAAAACCTGATTTTCAATCCATTTTACATCGAACTCTTTTGGACTCTTGTTGAAGTACCAGCAATTCTGTCTTTGTCCAACAAACTCCGGTTTTGTATCAGCTTTACGGTTTCTGATTGCGTTTGGATTCGGTGTCAATCTGCTTGAGTTGCTGCACTGTTGATCTGCTTTTCCCCCAAAATATCTGTCACTTAAATATCTCCAAATCTCTCTTCGACTTTCTTCATGTTCGTTGTTTGTGTGAAGAATTACATGAAGGCTATCAGCACCTGATTCTGTAACTGAAACTATAGAGTCTTTTACTTCCTGTGGCAGATTCTCTACATTTCTTTTTTGCTCTTCAATATATTCCTTTGCCTTTGCAACTCTTTCTTCTTTTGAGAGATTCTTCAAAACGGCTTTTTCTTCTTCACTTGGGTCAATCTCGAAAACGAAGTTACATTTTCTCAAATTCTCCCCTTTTGCCAACTCTTTTGCAAATTCCGAATTTTCTTTTACCTTCTCTATAGCCTCTTTTGTTGGAGGATTGCTGATGACGAATTGAGTGTTTTCACTTTTGTCAACCGTTGGGCACGTGTCATATTCACTTTTCTTGTAAAGGAAGTTCTTTGGAAAATCCCCCTCTACAGGCTCATCACTGAGGAACTTTTTAGGGGGATTGTCGTCTGTATAGTTGTCTTCAAAGTACTTAATGATTTTCTCCCAGTTGTCTTGAGAGTTCTTTACCTGATCCTTTACAGACTCTACTACATATTCTATCGGGTTTTCCCCTGAGAGTTCTTCATATTTCAAATTTTCCAACCCTTTCAAATCAAATTTCTTGTAAATATCATTTGAGGAACCTCCCCTGATTTTGTCGATCACTTCATTTGCAGCTAAAAGTTTCAATGTGGAAATCAGTTTCCATTCGTCATTTAATGGATGACCTATATCTTTTGCAAAATCAATGATTTGCTTTGCTGAAATATAGCTGAAATTAAAAGGACCACCTTTCATTTTGTCCAATGTTTCCAAAATCTCCGGTAAGTACTTTAAACGATTCTGCAGGCGTGAAAACCAGCTATATTTTGTCGCCTGTATAGTTGGCTTTTCACCTTTTTCACTTTTTTTCAATTTTGAGAGAAGATTTCCAAAGTTTTTAAAGTCTCCAAAACTTTCAAAGAAAGAAAAATCGCTGTGAATAGGTTTTCCAATCTCAATTTCACCTGTCTGTTCGCATATAGATTTCCAAATATCAGACTCAAGAAAATCAGGGTTTTTCAAATCAACAGGAATGACATCGAATATTCTCCAGTTTCTATCTTTTGCATTAGGTGCTTCAACATTACCTGCTGCAATCACGGAAGCTACGCATTTCATCATCACTGCGTCAAGCCCTTTTCTTTCACATTCTACCTCCTCCTTTCTCAAAATATGCTTCAGTTTCTCTTCGTTAATTTCTTTTTTCTGATTGTTGCTTGTATCTTCAATATACGCAATGTTAGCTGAACAAAAAGGTGAAACATCCGCAAATCTACCTGTTGGCCAAGAAGCATTCTTTACTTTTGTAAACTCTGTTGCAGGGTCAACAATTGAGTGAATCAATGTACTTTTTCCACCACCTTCAACTTCACCTTTAATGTAAATTCCTTCAGCATATTTCTTCACTCCTTTTGCATTTTCAAAAAAGTGAAACAAAGCTTCAAGAAAATCTACCTGATCTTCCGCCTGAATATTCCATGCAAAAGCTTTACACGCATGTAAAATTTTCAAAAGAGCTTCTTTTTGATCTCCTGATTTGACAACTTCGGGATATGTTACTTTTGAGATATTTTTTAATATTTCTTCCTGACAAGAGTGTATTTCATTGACAGACATCTTTGTGTAATAGTCTGAAAGATCTTTAAGAATCTTTTGAGGTTGCTCTCCCTTTGTATCCCATTTACCTGTATCTACTTTGTAATCGTCTACAAAGCTTGAGATGTATTTCTGAATTTCCATTTTTGAAGGGATACTATCGAACTGTGAAAAATGTTCGATGACTTTTTCTGCAACTACTGTAACTACTTCTGATTTCTTTAAAACTTTCATATTAATTCCTTTTCGGCCTGTAAACAGGTGTCCCAATTGAAAGCAATTAAAGGAGGAGCCTGAAAGCGTGGCCCCTAGAGGATGATCTCGTTTAAACCTTTTTAAAGGTTCCTCCTTTAATTGCTCTCGTTTTTAATTAGTGGAAAAAATTTTAATTGTTTTTTTTTCACTTTAATGTTTGTCTCACGACAATCAATTTAATTCCGTTTTAATTTAATATAGTTAGTGGGGATTTCTATTTTTTCTCCCACTTGAACTGATGAGGAATTGTATAGGAAATTGCTTTCAAAAGTTTTGGAATTACATAGAGTCCAAACTCTTTACATTCATGCAATCTTTCGTCTGCAATTAATTCGTTGTATATGCTGAGTAAACATCCTGCTGCACCTTCATCATACCCTTCTTTGTTGTATAGTTTTTCAATATCTGAAGCCCAATATTTTTTCAAAAGTTCTACCCAATTTTCTTCACTTTCTTTGTGAACAGAATTCTTTACATTTACGCTGTACATATAGATTTTCTCCTTTTTTTCTCAATATAGTTAGTAAAAGACCTTTTTCATATTTTTCTGAGTTTTCTGAGTTTTCTATCTTCTTTTTTTTTTAAAGAAAAAAAAATTTTAAAAAAAAAAAGAAGATAGAAAAAACAGAAAAAACAGAAAAGTGGGCCTGTTGTTTCTTACAGCTACACCTATACCAACTAAATATTAAAAAAAGGAGTCTATATGACAGAAAACGAAAAGAAAAAGAAAAAGTTTAGACAAAGTAAAAAATGGAAGGATTTTAGACATAGCTTGAATGTAAAACAAAATGGGGTCTGCTACATTACAAAAAGTAAATTACGCAAACTTTCAGCGGTACATCATATGGATTTAAATCCTGAAAATTACGATGATTTAAATGAAGAAAATTTCGTTTTTGTTCTGCACTCTGTACACGAAACAATTCACACACTGTATCCATACTACAAAAAAGACCCAACTGTTTTGGAAAGACTAAAAACGGTTTTAGACAAAATGGTGGAATTGAATTCCTGAGTCTATATTGAAATTGAGGCTGTAAAAATAGATGATGAAGGAGTAATTGAGGTTTTAGCTTTTGAAATCTTCCTCAATTACTCTTTTTTTTTTACTCACTTTCGTAAAACTTGCGAATATCAACCAGATCTTTAATTGCATCTTCAACCCAACGGTAAACAATTTGCTTAAACTCATCAGAACAGTAGTAAGGATCACTCAAATCTGATTTTTGAATTTCAGACCAAACTTCCAATTGTTTTACTAACACATAGGCATGTTCTGTACTAAGGTGATTAAAACTTACAGCTCTTTGTAGTACATCGACAACCCTTTCAGCTGTATATTTTGCTTTCCAAACATTCCAAGTTTCTTTCTTTTCAATTTCAGCCATTGCTTCATCAACAGCCGCCGCAATGTATTGCATTTGCTGACGAATGATTAACCTCTCAGTATCTTGCCCAACATTAAAACCTTTTCCCTTAAAAGAAAAAAGACCTTTTTTACTATAGTGTGCTATTAAAAGAATTAAAACAACAGCCACTATACCAAAGGCAAAGATTTGTTGCGTTTGTAAATTAACCAAATTTTCCATTTAATTTTGCTCCTTTTCTAACTTTTTGGACTATATTAGTTTCATAGAAAGAAACAAAAAAATTTTCCACACTAAATATATCAATAGGAGATGAAAAATATGAGAAGAATTGTAATTTTAATAGTAGCAATGATGGTAATGGCAACAGCAAATGCAAAAGTTAACAAAATGTATCTTTCGCGTGAATATGAAAGATATGAGGGCTCTGACCGATATATTCAAATACGCTTACAGGTTCCAGGTTGTGAGGATATGACAATGGAAGAAATTGATACAATTTACCAGGAGTACAAAGTAGAACAGGAAAACTGGAGAATTTACATGGAAAAATGTGAAGCTGAACGTAAAGCAAGTTTGGCAAAATCTAGAGCTGAAAAAGCAGAAAGAGCTGCAAAATCAGCTAAAGAAAATCCACTCAACCTTCGGGCTTTAGCGAATGTGGAAATTGGCCCAGAAAGAAATTTCCAGTGGCCAACAGAATATATTTGCTTGGACGGGTGGAATCCTTACGGAGTTGCTTTTGCAAGAGATGCAAAGTAAAACTTTTTAAGTAAAAAAAAAATTAATTAACCTCCATATATCTCTCTAGCCCCTTAATTGGGGCTTTTTTAATTTACAGATCATTTGCTTCACAAATTTTTTCAAAGTAAGTTTTGTAATATGTCAAGTTGGTAATTTGTGAATCCAATTTTTCATCAAGCCCTTTAAGATATTCATATTGAGAAGCCATGTTTTTTAATGATACGTAATTTCTCACATTTTGTTCCTTAAAAGCCTTGTTTAATTCCAAAAGTACACTGTTAATATCTTCTGTATTTAATTTGTTGCATTTAAAACTTTTCATCTTCTCAAACCTTCAATTCTTTTACTCAAAGAGTGGATTTCTTCCATTAATTTCTTTAATTCTGAAGTTTTGGAAGAAATGCTTTTGTTTAATTCTCTTACCTTTTTTTCATACCAATCAGCATTTAAGGGGGTATTTGTATCCGGTAATTTAAGTAAAGCTGCATTAAATTTTGCAATTACTTCTTTGTTGTTTGTTTGCGTATTTCCTATTGTCATGATTTTCTCCTAAAATTACATCTCCCCGGAACAAATCCCTCAGGACACTCTAAAGCTCCTTAAAAGCCGGACCATTCAGATGGGTCATAGCTAGGGTCAGACCATGAAGAACTATCACTTTCTGAATATCCTCCCTCATTGCCACTCGGAGTTTCTTCAGCCATTTTTGCAGCTTCTTCTTGGGTGGCTTGATCGAAAGCATTCTCGTTTGCAGCTTTAATTTGTTCGTAATTTGTTTTTGCCTCTTCAGCCTGTTTTGTTGCATTTTCAATATCATGACCAGCCTGCGTCTTAATGGAATCACCAGCCTGTTTGATGATATCTTCAGGTTTACCACCAGACCATGTCATAGGACCCCCTCCTCCATCTGGAGTAAATTCCATAGTTCCGTCAGGGTTTTGAGTTACAGTACCAACAGCACCATCTGAAGCGGTTACACCTGAAAGAGTAACAGTACCATCAGAATTAACAGTAACTGTTTGAGTTTGACCGGTTTCAGGGTTGAAGTAAGTTTCAGTACCAGTTTGGCCCCCTGCAACGAGACCCTTGGCCGCCTCGTTGCTATTAATATTTTCTTGACTTGCTTCCTTAATTTGCTGTAATGCATCTTGAGTAGCAGCAGCAACCCATGCTGATGTTTGTTCTTTCTCCTCATCATACCCGTATTTGTCAAGTGTATCTTGAAAATTTGCCCCCCACAAGTCACTAGGTTCAGGGAGATCATCAGGTAACCCTTCAACAATTTCGTTCTCATTTTCAGCTCTATTAGAAACGGAATCGTCTGCAGCTTGTTGAGCAGACTGTTGTGCTTCCTGAACTCCTTCAACATTCATAGTTGAATTGACAATTGTATTCATAGTACCAATTTCACTGATAGTAGTGGAATATTCAGAAGAACTATCTGAATATTCAATATACCCATTCAGATAGTTCCTGTAAGAAGATTTGTATAGGAAATCGTAAGTTCTGACTTCAGACCACATGTTGTTCGCCTGGGTTTGCAATATACAATTTACTCTTCTTAATTCATTTTCATCCATTACTTTTCCACTATACAAAACTCTATTCATATATCCATCCTATATATTAATCTTTGATTTGTTTGTTGCTCCATCTGTACCTATTGTAAACCCGAAGTAACAAATTGGGTAGTCGCTAACCACCTTACAAGAAGTACCTAACGCGTTACATCCAACATGGAAAGTAATTTGTGCGTTGTCATTTTCATCAAATTTGTCTTTTGTAAGTTTTTCCTCTTTAATTCCATCAAATGTTTTTACCACCTGAGAAACTATATCTGTAAGGGTTTTAGCAGAACATTTTACAGTGCCATTGTAGTCTTCATCACCCTTGAAAACTCGAATATACCAATCAGTGATTGTAGATTTTTTCATATCACCATCTCCAAAGAAAGATGTTTCTAATACTACAGGCATTGTATTCCAACCGCTATACCTATTCATTGAAATGAAAATATTGTCGTTTGTTTCATTGTCCAAAACTATTACACAATATTCATCATCAGTCGGGAAGAACCTTTTTACATTCATGGCATCAATTCTGAAAGTGTTGTTTTGTGTCATTACATACAAACCATCGTTTGTAGAAAGAAATATCCATTCGCAATTAGGGTAGTACTTGCTATTGTAAACTTCCGTAATTCTGTCCGTCTGAACAAACAATTGTAAGTCAGCATCACCAGTAAAAGCAAATATTGCTCTTGCCGATGGACTGTAGAAGTAAGCACAAGAAGGGAAAGCCCCAATGAACTTCATTCCTTGAACGTTTACTATTTGTTCAACCCCGGAAATTACGTTACTACTACTATAGCTCAAAGAACATATATATCCATTAATCAAAGCATAGTATTGACTTTGAACAATGAAGAAGTCATCAACCTGGTCTACTATTGAGGAAGTGTTGTAAAGGGCAATTGGTCTAATTCCATCGTATGCAATTGTGTAAACGCTTCCATCTATTTTCAAACCATATTTACCGTTGTAGGAATCAACAACTGTGCTTTCAATGATGGGAATGTTAAAGTAAGCTGAACCAGAAGACGTAATCGGATATACACCACCAGCCAAGTTGCTAACTACAGAGCTTGATTTGTTACCAAAGAAAGTACATTTGTAAGCAGGTGAAGAAGTTCCTGGACTAAAAAAGAAGTCAAGACCATTTTCATCTGTTAATACTGCTCCTTTCAAAAAGACTTCTCCGCCAACAACACCACTCAAAGACGTATAGTTGTAAAGTCGTGAAGGGGCAAATCCTTTTTCTTTTTGGAAAGCAACATCGTACCCAGCAGCCCATGAAGCAGAGGAAGAAAAAGTGTCACCATACATTGCCGTTGCACTGTCAGGCATGTACCAGTATTCTCGTGTAGGCACAATTTGTCCGTTAATCCATTCATTTACATATGTAAAAGGCTCATATCCAAGCAATGCCCTATTGTTCCAGTCGTTCGCAAACTTTGCCCATTTGTCTTGGGATATGTCGTAAATGTTTTCATTAGCACTGCACCTAACGAGCAAGTAATGACCAACTACTTCTATGTCATCTAGAGTAATTCCACTTTTGACTTTAATGTACTTTACGGTGTTGCTGTAAGTGTCCTTGTAAATTACTTTGTCACCAACACTGCAAGGTTCAAAGGTTAAAACAGGGCTACCCCAAGCTGTAAGTAAAGTACCAATATTGTCCTCACTTGTAGCGTATGAAACGCCAGCTAAATTACCTTCTCTACCATTTAGCAATGCATAGAAACCATTTCCTATAGAAATTCTCATACCAGCTGGGTTCCAACAAGTATTGTCAGACACTGCTCTGTTTTTCCACCAAGAATTCCAACCATTTTCAGTTGTTGGTATAGAAGCGTTTGAAGTTACACCAGCGTCCATCCTCTGACCACACCAGGGAACTGTAATGCTTCCGTATGGTTTCGACTGTTCATACAAAGCCGCATCATACAACTCGTTTACACAAGTACAACCAAGTTTCTCGTCGCCACTATTACCAAAACCTGCTAAAACAAGGCGTGCATACCCGTTTGTGTTCACAGTTAAACAAGAACTACCCAAACTAGAAATTTGAGCAAAATCACTTTTGTTTCCAAGTACCGTAATTGCCTCCATTAAAGGATAGTGTGGAATACGGTCGCTATTAGAGTATATCGGAAACAATGCGGGAAAGCCAGCTAAGCTACCGTCTATGTGCCCACCGTATGTGAAGGACGAGTACATCTTTGCATACGACCAGTCTTTTGTATTTGACGAGTATCCAACTGCCATAGTAAGAATGGTATTGTCAACAAAGAAACCATGCATTCTTCGGTTTGACCTCCACTCCGCACTGTCATTGTTCCACTTTACAATTTCCGTAACATTGCTTCCAGACGAAAGATATATAGCTTGTATGCCTCCGCCATCTCTATTTACTAAAAATGTTGAATGCACAACATTCTTGAAGGTATTTGTTCCGTTTGGTCTGCTTCTGAAAACTGATATGCCGTACTTACTAACACCGTCAACAGAAATACTTTTACTCATTGTAAAAAACCATGAAGCAACACTGTTAAAGTTGGTAACTCTTTTTACAGTGTCACAAGCATCAGTTGATGTAGGTTGTCTAAAAGCAAACCACAGTTCACTTCTTTGAGTAAAGCCATTTCCATTCCAAGAACAAACTCTAATGCATGAAGGCGTGTCGCCTGTATTTGTCAAAGAATCGTAGCCGTAAAGTAAGAAAACTGTTCCGTCTCTCACTGTCAATCTAAAACCCCGAAACCTGTCTAAGTCCCAAAAGCCTGACACAACTCCATTTGCGGTAATTCTGAATTCCGAGTCAATTTTGTACCAAGAAAACTGGTTGTTTTGTACTTTAATTCCAACAAAGTAATCACTGTACGGAACCATTGCGTCCATATCAAGTTTTGTGTCAATCATCTCAAAGGACTTTGTTGAACTGAAGTCCTTGAACAACAACCCCCCTCTATAGAGTTTGTTGTCTTCAACAGTCCACCTTTCACCATCAACAGAGTATTTAGCGTCACCTTGGTAATCTATTTTGTAGTGCAAAGGTGAAATTGAACCACCAAAAACAGGTGCGTTAATCCCATTAAGTATATCGTAAGATGAACATGTCAAACTTTTGTTCCTGTTCATGTTCAAATTTGATGTTAAAGGTACAGTAACGTTTTTCAAACTATTCATGTTTTTAACTCCTAGGATACGCGGTGCCAAATTGCACATTTGTGATATGGCGGAATGATGTCAAAAGCTGTTCCATCACCAAGAGAAATATTTAATGTCTGGGCTGGTATTGTAATTGGGTGAGTATGTTGCAAGTTAGTACCATCTGTCCAAACTCTGTCTTTGCTACCTTGGTATTGGGTACTTGAAGAACGTCCAAAAGAACCAGAACCTTCCCAAGAAACCATTGGTATTGGATTAGCATCTCCCCCAGAACGAGACTGGTTTTGAGGGTGGCTATGGCTCCAAGTAGTACCAGTGCCCGTTACATTACCCGTAGTACCAGTTACGGCTGGGAACTGAACTGGAACATTACCCGCTGGTAAGTTTGCTTGTACCAAAGTTACTGTTGAAGCTCCGCCTGTTGTACCAATATCACTAAAATCTAAAGCACAACCATACAAGAATTTTTCATCAATTAAATCCCATGTACCAAAATCAAAAGGAACTGCTGTAGCAACATCGTTCATGTAAATTGTTCCAACTGGGTACAAAGACTGAACATATGCTTTAGTAGCCGCTAAGTCCAAAGCATCTTGAACTGTTACACCAGACGTTGAAGTAGGTATATCTGCTGCTTCTATATCAACATTTCCATTAGAATCTGGCGTTTGGCTATTTACCGTTTTTACTTTACCACCAATTTCGTGTAAAGTACTATTTGCTGAATCACCAGCATAGAAATTACCATTTACTGAGTAAAGTTTGTCTCTGACTGTAGCAGGAACTGAATTTACATATTCAACTGCATATTTTGTTTCTGCTTCTGTTTTAAGTAAGTAGTTTGCTTCATCTTGTAAAATTCTTTGTGTAATTGCTCTATTTTCTACAGCGTTACGAGATGTTGTGGAAAGGTTTTCGTCGAACCCCAAAGTTCCCACGTGCTCAGCGTATGCACCAGCAACTAATTCATTGACCGCTGCATTACTTGCATCATAGCTATGATATACCACGCTCATCCTTAAACTCCTTTTAATTCACCATTCTGCAAAGCTTCTTTTGCTTTGTTGAATCTTTCTTTTTCTGCTTTTTCAAATATTTTTTGAAAGCCTAATTTCTTAATTTCCTTTTTAGTACTCTGAACAAAGAAACAGTAATTGCCTCTATTTCTAATCACAAGTTCAGCTAATACTTGGTCCTGCCATTTTGAAACTGTACCAAAGACTGTAACATTTTCTGTTTTGTCATCTTTTGGAGTAATTTCAAATACAATCGTGATTCTTCTATTAAACATGCTTTTTCCTCTTTACTTTAAATTAGTTTGCTCTGTACCAAACTGCCAAGTTAACGTAAGGTGGAATGATGTCAAAAGCTGTTCCAGAACCAAAGTCTGAAATTGTTTCAGCGGATGCAACTGTACTACCAGTGTGTGTATGTGTTTCGTTAGCACTCATTCCACCAGTTGTCAACGCTGGAATTGTAAAGTCATGAGTATGCTGAAGATTAGCTTCATTTGTACCTGCTGACAAGTAAGTAGTTGTTGTTGAGTAATTGTCTTGACACCAGTAAGGCCCAACACCAGAATTGTATGCGTCACCACCTTTTCCTATGAGCGTAGTGCTATGACCGTGTTTCCATTCAGTTGAGCTACCATGAACGTTTCCTGTAGTTGTAGAAGTTTGAGTTGTAGTATGCGTATGAGCTGTTGAAGCATCATCAATACTTAAACTTAAAGCAGGAATTGTAAATGTTGCCGTAGCCGGTAAGTTGGCTTGAGTAAGAGTAACCGTACTAGCTCCACCAGTACCTAGAAGCGTATCTGTTGTAGCTGCAGCGTAAAGAAACCTTCCTGTAATCCTTGCCCAAGTACCATGGTTAAACAAAACATTTGGGTCTGTCTGAACTAAAGCATTCATATAGACTGTACCAACTGGGTACATCTGGTCTATGAAAGAATCCATTACCGACTGTGTATCGTCTTTTACGACTATGAAACATCCGTCTGGAAATGGCGACGTTTCTTTTGGGTCTTGGTAGTGCTGTACATAGTAAGCCTGGGTACAAGCAACTGTTCTATTGTATTGCTGAGCTATTGGCTGCAAATCGCCTTGTAAATTCTGAAGTCTCGATACTGACATTTTTTCTCCTCTATGATTGTCTGAACCAAATTGCAACTTTTCTATATGTTGGTAAAATACTGAAAGAAGTTCCGCTACCAACGTTAGTCAAGTTAATTGTCTGACTGTCTACATCAACTGTATGACTATGTGTAGAATGTTCTGACTGATTTCCCGTAGTCAAAGCGGGTATACCAAAGTCATGTGTATGCTGCAAGTCGGTATACTGCAAGTAAGGTATTCCTGCTTCTCCTGAGCCTAATTCGTAAGTCATGTTTTGTGCATACCCGTAGCTTGCCGCTGCGCCCTTGTTAGACGCTAGCAAAGAATTTGGGTATACGTTTTGAATTGGGACACCACTACCCTGGTATGTCAAGATATTGTGCCTATGGTACCAGTGATTACTAGGACCAGTGCCCGTTACGTTTCCTGTAGTTTTGTTTGAAACCGCAACAGTTGTATGCGTATGGTCTGTACTTTCGGTAGAAGTAGAACCAGTCATAGCAGAAATTGTCAAACCAGTTAAAGAGGTAGGTAAATTGTTCTGTACAAGAGTTGCTGTTGTTGAACCACCAGTTTCACCTAAGTCGCTCAAGAGTGAGTTCGTTCCATATAGAAACTTTGAATCAATTAAGCTCCAAGTACCAATACCAAACAAAGTTGCTGGGTTAGTGTCATCTGTAGCGTTCATGTAAATTGAACCCACCGGGTAAACGACTGTTAAGTCAATTGAGCTTTCTGCCTCGTCCGTGACTATTGCAAGAGTTCCATTTGGTAAATTTGCTGCCGTAATCTGCGCTCTTGTCCCTACAAAAGGACGCATGAATGTATTTGGTGTTGTATTTCCAATTACTATTGTTCTCATTTTAAGCTAATCTCCCTGCTTTTTTCTTTCTAGTAAGTCCTGGCCAAAAACCCTCTGGACATTCAAATTGCTGAACATTTACTATGCCGTTTGTAAAGAACTTTCTGCCTTTGATTTTTTCAGAAAGTTTTCTTTTAGTTTCTTCGTCTCTAGGTACCCCTAATTTAGACTCTGATATTCTTCTTTTACCGTCTTCTGAAATTGTGGGTCCTTTTCTACCTTTACAAGCCTCTGAAAGGTGCTTTCTATGTTCTTCACTTTTAGGTCTACCTTTCTGGTACTTACTTACTTTTTCACTAAAGTCTTTTGGTTTGTTAAACGACCACCAAGGATTTCTATTGTGAAGTTGCCTGTGCTCCTTGTTCGTTAGAAAGATGAACTCCTCAGGTGGTCTATCGTAGTAAATACCCCAGTCAATTAAGTCTTGAGACGTTACGTTACATACTCCACCTGTTTCAATACACTCTAGTCTATGATGACAAACCCAAGTTTGTGTTGTATCGGCTATAGCTTTGTCGTAATTTTCGATTAACTCTGGGTTTTTGCAGAAGATTTTGTTCTTTGATGTAAAACCAGAATTTTGAAAGAACCTTTTACTAATCATTTAATATCTCCTAAAACTAACCAATATTAACTTAGTATAGAATTAAGTCAAGCGTTTGTAGAAGTAAATATTTTCATTACCACTGAGAACTACGCCATTAAGTGAGCCAAGTAATTTCCAAGTAGAAGCACCAACAGCGGGTGCTACGCTAGAAGTAGTAGTGTAAACTGAACCTACTGGAAATGACTGCAAGAAAGAGGCTTCTGGAAGTACCATCGTCTGCAAATACTGAGCTACCGCATTGGACGTCGGACAGTCGTAATTCCCAACTTCTAGTCTGTCTGTAATACCAATTGCACCAGCGGGTAATATTTCTTGAGCTCCAACTACATCCGGTTGAATTCCCAATTGGTCGTGAATGTGAATTACATTTCCAACCTTTAGTGGGTTGCTTGAAGTACCTGCTTGAGTTGCTGCAACCTCATCTCTATAGTCCTGTGCTGTATCAAAATGTCTGATTACTGACTCTGGGTTTTGTTCAATTTCATATTCTACTGGAAGTCCATTTCCTTCTTGATAGTAGAAAATTGTCGGGTCATTAAAACTAACCCAAGTTGTTCTGTTGTCAGTAGAGTAGTAGTAAGCACCTTCCTCAAATTTCCAGTGAGTTACCAAAGTGTAAACGTAATCTGGGTCTGTACCACTTCTTGTATAGAACGGAACTGCCGAAGTTAATTCGTAAGTAAAGGAGTAAGTGTCTTCAACACCTTTTTCACTTCTTACGAGCTTGTTTGAAACGAATGTATTAAGACCAGCTGTAACCTGAGTATATTCTGATGGAGTTGTTTTAGTAATTTCAACAGGATATGAAGTCGTAAAGCTTAAATCCAATTTACCGTGTTCAAGGTCATATATTCTTGCGGCGTTGTCTTTTGAAGTAACCTCTGTTTTTACTACTCTTGTTTCATTTGTTGCGGAAGTTACTATTTTCTTGTTTGTAGAATCCCATTTTGTAACGTAACCATCTTCCATCAACTCTTCTTCATCACGAGTAGCGAGTGGCTCTGTGTCGTCTTCTACAGTAAACCAATATTCTTGTACACCCGTATCTGGATTTCTAGTTCCAATTGTATGAAGATCAGCTCCAGTTGGTAATGTGTATGCTATAGTACATTCTACATCTTCGTAATAGCTTCCATCTTTTTCATACACATGTTTTGTGTTAAACTTTCCAACGGTCATTGTGCCGTCGTTTCTTGCAACAATTCCAAGGTCATCTGTGCCGTTGTATTTGTTTACCAAAATTCCGGCTTTTTCTGTAGATGTCATTGCACCGTTGTAACCGTCTCTTAAAGTTACGAAGTCTGAACCAACTAAAAGATCTTCCGTTGTAGTATCATAGGTAGTTCCTTTAATGTAGACGTTTTTGTTCATATATACGTCTTCATCAAAGTTTGCAACACCATCTACCTGCAAAGACTGTTTGGTAGAGTCCGTTGGATCATAGTGAATTGTTGTTTTCTTTTCAACTTCAACAGTATCTAAGAAATGTGCTTTGTTTTGCTGTTCTAATGTACCCTCATTTGTTACATTTGGAATTAAATCAGAAGTTGGGTCGGTTGGATCAGAATGAACATCTCTACCATGAATTAAAACATTGCCATCAATTTCAGTATCACGATGAACAAAAGCATCTCTATCGATTTCTAAATCTTTTGTTACGTGTTCATTTGTAACAGTTAATTTTTTACCGGTAGCTGGACTGGCAGAATCATCGAGTGTAGAATCATCGTAATTAAAATTCGTGTAGTCATCCTGAAATTTTTGAGAGTGATTAGCAACAGTACCATCAACATACGGAATACCAGTTTCATTAAACTGATTGTTGTAGAGGCCTGCGTGCTTCACATCAAACTTTACAGGATTTCTCTGTATCGTTGTACTCATATATTCTCCTTTTGGATTGTATTAGTGAGGAGGGAAAGAAGCGGAGAGTAAAAAATTTTTACTGTGTAAAAGCTTTAAATAGGAACTCTCATTTGCTTCTAAACATATTAGTTACAGCTTTGTGAAAACTCTGTAACTGTCAATTTTACCATTTAGTCTGGTATTAGAATTTCCAAGAGGATCAAAGTCAGGAAGTGTAAAATGCCCTAGTTTTGTTTTTTCGTTGTACCAATGTTCAATATAGAAATCATATTTAGCAGGAAGTTTTTCTAGCTTCTCAACTTTGTAATTGTTGCCAGTAAGATATTTCAACATTTTAATTGGATCTTGTATATAGCAATCTTCCGTCATATATCCTTTTTTAACAAAGTAGTCGTAAAGTTCAATGATTTCAGAATCACCGTGCTTAGTTGCATGAAGCAGACTCAAAAAGTAACAACCGTAATTTCCTATCTTTAGTAATTTACTTTGTATTTCCATATTTTTTCCTTTTGAATGTATTAGTCAAACAGACTTTTTTCATATTTTTCGTTTTTTCCGTTTTTTCTGAGTTTTCTATCTTCTTTTTTTTTTTAAAAATATTTTTCTTTAAAAAAAAAAAGAAGATAGAAAAATGAGAAAACTCAGAAAAAACAGAAAAGCAGGTCTATTAAATCACTTCTTCAACAATCCTCAATTTTTCAGGTGCATTTTGAGCAACTGATTCAAGAGAAACTTGTCTTCGAGTTCCAAATTTTACGCCAATTTCTTTTCCGTTTTCTGTTCTTACCGAAACAGAACCTTTTTCTTTTACGTGTAAATCTCTTTTCTTTGGCCAGCTTTTGTACGTTGCCTGAACCTGTTGTTTGATTTTTTCATATTCAGATTGCATTTTAGCTTGAACTTCTTTTGGGAGTTGTCTTAAAGAACTTCCAGAAACTCCGCCTGAACTTCCAACTCTTCCACTACCTAAAGCTGATTCGAAACTACTTCCCTCTTTTGAAGGTGTATATGCAGGTCCTTGAGCGAGTATTTTGTTGAATGCTTCTTTTACAGAACCTTTTACAGGAGTTCCACCTGAACTTGTTGCACCTTTTTGAGATTTACTTTCTATAGAGCCTAAACCTGCTCGAGAAGCAACCCTTGTATTTACAGGATGTTCTTTTTGGGTTCTATAGTCTGTATCAGAAACACCAGATATAGAGTTACCTGAACTTGGAGCTGAACCGCTTGAGGAAGTTGAATCCACTGAATCTCCTTCACCATACCCCATCCCACCTGAAGTTGTTGTTGCATTTTCATCTTCGTAAGGATTTACAGCTACTGTTTCACCTGAAGAAGCAGAAACCGATTTTGGATTAAAAAGTGCATATAGGATACTTCCTAATTTTACACCTTTGTCCAAAAGCTTTTTGGCTGGAGATTTTTTCCATTTGTCATTTGCTTCATCCAACTTACCATTGATTGTATCCAAAACACCTTTCTTTTCAGTTTCAGGGGTGGCTGTATTTTTACCCTGATCAGGTTTTGGAATTGCTTCATCAGCTGCTTGAGGCATCTCATTAGAGTTTGTTTCTCCTGCTTCTTGAGGAATTTCTTCTTCATCTGGTTCATTTTCCAACTCATTCATCAGATTTTTGTAAGATTCCAAAGTAGCTTCATCTTCACGGTTTTGCTGCTCAAGTTTTCTTTTGTTGTATGCCTTTTTAGCATCTGAAATATCTTCATCCCCTAAATCAGCCAAATCCAATTTCGCGAGCTCATCCCTGTATACAGCTTTTAATGATTCATCCTCAATTTCATTCAAAAGCTTTTCTTTTTCACCGTCAGAAAGTTTGCCAAATTGATCCAATGCGACTTCTTCAGATACAGGGTAAACTTTGTCAGAAAGCCATGGTAATTTACTTTTCAAGAATTTTTGGATATATTCAGGATCGTCTCTGTAAATTTCTTCCTTTTCATCCATTAAAGAACCAGGAAGTTTACTCAAAACAAAATCCAAAGCTTTTTGTGAGAGTTCATCAGTGTTTTTTCCTGAATTTTCCATGGCATCTATTTCATCAAGCATTTCCTGTAACTTCTTTCGGTCAGTCAGGCCATTTGGGTCTGTGAATTTTCTTCTCAAAGCTTCTAACGCAAAATTCTTTGCCTCAAAATTGTTACCAAATCTCTCATCCAATTCTTTTGAGAATTTGTGATTTGGATCACTTTCAGCTACAGAATTTAAAAAAGAATCAAAATCCAATTCATCACTTTCTATTTTACCTCCATCTGCAGCTTCTTGCAAAATATTTTCCGCTTTTTTCTCATCCAAAGAACCTTCCTCTACAGCCTGAACAACATCCTCTACATCTTCAGCTGCTTTGTCATCTTCAACAAAAGGTAATTCCTTGTCATCTATATCCTTGTCATCATCGTAAGCTTTTTCAGCCTGTTGAATTAAAGGTTCATCCTTTTTAGCAAACTCATCAAAAATATCTTGATACTCTTCAAAAGGATTTACATCTTTAGGTACATTTAAAGGTTGAGCTGGAGCTGATTGCTCTTTACTTCCTATAGCTGGAGCACCACTTGGAATTCCTGCAGAAGAACCTGTATCCTGAGTACTTGCGTAATTTACAGGTTGCGTAGGTGCATTTTCCTTTTCATCCAAAAAGTTACCGAAAAAGTCATCAAAAGATTCTGAAGCAGCATCTGGAGTTTTAGAGAATATTTCCGAAAAACCTCCACCGAGAGGTTTTAAAGGCTCACTTTGTGGGAGCGTATCCTGAGGTTTTTCTGTTTCTGAAACATCAGCAACTTCTTTTACGTCCATTGGATTTGCTGTTGGATCTTCATCTATATGTTCTTGAGGAGTTTCCTCTTGTACAGGGTTTTCATCATACCCTAAATCACCTTCCGTACGCTTGATTTCCATTGGAGTTTCCTCAAATGGATTTACATCAACAGTTGCAGAAGATTCAGCAGAAGATTCATTGTTTGTTTTAGCTGCAGTAAGCGCAGCCTTTCCTGCATTTACTATTGCACCAACTGGAATTGCCATATTTCCTCCTATCTACTTGATTGAACATTGTTCCAATTTGTAGTTGTTGTACTACCAGCTGTAGAAGTACCACCCAAAAGGTTTTGATTGCTTTTTGAGTAAGAATTTGTAGTTGTAAACGGCGAAAGATCTTTTGTAAGATTTTGTCTTGCTTGTCGGTACTCAGTATCCTGGCCTTTCTGTTTTGTAGCTTCCTGTTCAGCTTGCTGTTGTGATTCATAGTCTTTTCTACTATTAGCTCTTTCCAAACCGCGTTTCATATTCTCTTCAGCAAGTTTCATAGCAAGTGATTTTTCATTACCAAAATCTCTACCTTCTATATCCTCACCGTAAGCTGTTCTAAACGCTGGTCTATAGTGTAAAGCATTTTTTACACCTGTCATTAGGATATCAGCTAAAAGAAGCCCATTGCCGTTTGCTTCTCTTTCTTCAGGTGTAGTTGTTTCAGAGGGGTTACCATTAGTACCAGCAATCTGAGGCTTTTCACCACCTGTAGCTTCACCATTTCCTTCTCCACCAGCTGTAGGACTATTTGGAGTAGGTTCACCTGCATTTACCATAGCATCTCCACCAGACATCTCCATTACGTTCTTGTGAGCAATATCATCTAACGTATTAATATTTCTCGGTCTCTCATCTGATTGGTATCTTTGTCCTGGTTCTGTTTTTTCGGTAGGATTCTCTGTATTGTAATCAATACCGTCATCTCTACCTTCCATATTCTCTTCAGCAAAATTACGAGTATTCTCTCCATTACCCTCAGCAGCAGGTACATGTTTTACTCCTAATTCTGCATCAGATCTTTTTCTTGTTTCCTCAGCCTCTTTAAATGCTTTACCACCTTGAGTTGGATCAAATTTTCCTTTAGCGTCAACGTAACCACCTTTTTGCAACTCATCAAGTCTTGCTGTTAAAGTATTTTTTAACCAAGAGTCTGTATTAGCCCATTCCTTAAAATCAGGGTTGTTTACGAGCTGATACATTTCGTATGGTGAGTTTGCTGCTTTTTTTAAAGCTTCCTCAAAAAGTCGTCGTCTATTTGCTCTTTTAGCTATTTGAGATTGTTTTACTGCATCTGACATTCCTGTATTAAAATCTGCCATTTTACTTTTTCTCCTTTAGTATTTCCTCAATTGCCTCTACTCTTTTTGCCAACATAGAGATTAAAGACATTTCAGTTAGTGAAAGGTGTTTTGTATCTACTGTTAAAAAACCACTTTCCGGATCTTCATGAACACAATCCTTAGTTACAGGATTTTCAGCTAAATCTTGCGCCATTGGACCTACAAAAGTACCATCATCAGCTCCTTTACCTTCTAAAGCGGGATTGTTTTTAGCTGACTCTTTGTATTTGTATACATATTCATCCAAATCAGCAATTGCAGAAAGTAAATTGCAATTTTCACCAAAAAGTTCTTTACACCTCTCATCCGAAAGAGCTACAGAGGTATCACCTTCAGTAGCTTTGTTGTCAGCTCCTGAATTAGTGGATTTAGATGCATTAGCAATTGCCTCTCCTAATTTAGAAGTGTTCTTTTCGGGGTTGTCAACATTTCCTTTTTCAATTGTTTGAAAAGTATTTAACGCATTGTTTGTACTTTCTACAGAAGAAGTAGATGAGAGCATTTCATTTGGTCTTGTATCTTTTACTACCGGTTGCTGTTGAAAAACCGGATTTGGAATTGCTCCTAGTTGTGTAAACATATTCTACCACTCCCTATTTCGTAACTTTTCGTTTTTAATTTTAGACTCTCTATGTTTAGCAAGAGAATCAATTAACCATTTCTCTTTACAGTTTGCATCTGATATAGTAGCTCCCCCGAGGCTTCCTAAAGAACCACCAACTCCTGAACCAATTACAGCCCCAACAGGCCCACCTATACCAGCTCCAAGTAAACCACCCGCAAGTGATCCAGCTGTTCCTAATATTTTAGAGTTTGCAGCTCCTTTTTCGGCTCTTCGTTTGTTTGCTTCATTAACTCTTTGTTCAGCCTCTGCAATTTCCTGTTGGTTACTCTCTAGAGCTTTGTTGTATTCATTGTTGAGAGCATTTTGAGTGGCTGTATTTGCAATATTTCCACCAACAGCATCTGCAGCTTCACTATTCATACCAGCAGCTTTAGCAGCACTAGCCGCTGATTCACCTGTAGCATTACCGGTAGCCATAGCACCCTGATTTGCCATCATTTGAGCTTTTTGGTTACCGGCTTCACCTGTGTTAGCAGCTGTAATTGCATTCAATTCATCTTTGGAATCTTCGTAAGCTTTGTTTGCTTTGTCGGTAGATTTCTTCATGTCATATAGTCCAGCTCCAATCCATGCAGCAGGACCAGCAGCAGCTATACCTAAATTTCTTAATTTTCTACTTAATGCCATTTTTCTCTCCTACATTGCTGTATATCCACCAGGATTCAATTGACCGTTTACACCCTTACTCAATTGCTGATTCAACTTAGCTGTATTTTTAGCTGATTTTCTAGCCTGATGGTTTGCCCAAGCATCTTTAATACCTTGAGTAGTTTTGTCCCATTGAGCACCAGATGCTTTTGCAGCTTCAGTTCCACCTGTACCCAATTGAACGCCTTGCTGAATTGCTCCTGCAACTCCTTCCAAAGCACCCATAGTATTTTCATATTTTTCAGCTCTCATTTTGTTTTCTTCATCAACTTGTAAACCTTCACTTCTTCTTTGAGCTTCATCTAACGAATTAAGAGTATTGTAGTTTGAATTTCCCTCTACACCTGATTGAGCTGTTTTTGCTGCACTTACAGCTGCTGCAGCTTGTGGAGTACCATTTGCCATATTTTCACCTAAAGCTTGAGCTGACCAACCTCTAGCAACATCCTGCGCAAATTGCAATGCTCTAGTTTGTTTGTCAGAGTAACCAGTTCCACCTGTAGTCAATCTTCCTGTTTGCTGTCTTCTTTTTACAGCTTCGTCGTAACCCTCAGTAGTATTACCAAGGGCACTGTTAATTAAATCACTAAAAGCACCCATTGGATTTCCTCACTTAAATTCTGAGATTTTTGTAAGCAGCTGATTTAGCAGCTTTACGCCATTTTGCTCTTTCATCTGAAACAGTATCTAGTTCTTCAGATTTCTCTTCTTCTTTAGGTTCAGACTCTTCTTTTACCTCAATGGCTTTGCCCTCTACTTCAGGCTCTGATTTTACCTCTTCAGATTTAACCTCTTCACCCTCTACCTCTGTTTTTACATCACCATCTGGAGTAGCTGTAACCTCAACTTCATCGCCTTCAGGTGTTTCTGTTTTAATATTTACTACAGTACCTGCAGCTTCAGCAAGAGCTTTTGCTTTCTCCTCGAACTGCTTAACTCTTTTGTCTATATATTCAGAAGGACTAAAAGGGTATTCATGCTCGTTGTAGTCATCAAAAGCTTTCTTTACCAAATCAAAATCATCACCCTCTTCAGCTTTAGCAAGTGCATCGAATTTGTCCAACTTTTCTCCGAATTTACATCTGAAATCAGACAATGCTGCATCATATTCATCCTGAGCAATCTTTTCATTTGCAGGTCCAATCAATCCATCAAAAAGTACAGAATCCAATTCATCTACACGTTCTGCCAACTCATCTGTTTTCTGAGCGATCATTTGTACTGCCTGTATTAGATTCTCTATTTTTGTACCTAATTCTTCATCCATAGTATATTTTCTCCTTTTTGTAAAATATTAGTCTATAGTAAAAAACAGACCTACTTTTCTGTTTTTTCTGTTTTTTCTATCTTCTTTTTTTTTTTAAAATTTTTTTTCTTTAAAAAAAAAAGAAGATAGAAAACTCAGAAAACTCAGAAAAAACAGAAAAGGTGAAAAAAAAGTCTGTTTACCCCATATTCACTGAGTATTCAGGTTTTAGTACATCATGTACAAATCTACCTTTACTCGGTGCATGCCCAAAATCCTCAATTACATCTCTAGGAACATTCGGGTAAGTATATGATTTGTTTCCACCCACAAATTGCAAGTAAAGGTTTTCTGTTTTTGGATCATACGTATATCCCTGAACGCAAGTAGAATTTGTACCAACAGAAATTGGTTTTTTCTCATCAGGCTTGTCCATTTGCAATTGCCCTTCTAGATTTAAATATCTTCTAGATTGAGGATTGAAATTGGAAATCCAACCATCTTCGGATTCTTTGCTTTTTTGATACCAATCCGGCTTGTTAAAAAGATTTGAAAACATTCCCATGTTCTTTTCCCCTTAATATGCAAAATGGCCAAATGGCGAACGAGTGTTACGAATTGTTGGAAAGTTTGCCCCATCTGACGTTAAAGTCATTACATATTGTCCTTTTCTATCATCGTAACCAGCCTGTAAATCCGAAGTATCCTCATTTACCTTTCTTCTCATTTGTATAGCAATGTCATAGGCCATCATATCAAAAAAGATATTGTTTGGGAAGTCTATTTTAGTTTCAGGTAAAAAACCGGTAAGAAACCATTTAAGACCATCTTTTGCTAAATATCCGTAACCCGTTTCGAGAGAAGCTTTACATATTACTACCGCTTTTGGAACATCTGTAGTTTCCCAACTTCCGTCTTTGTAGTTAATTCTATTTAAATCAACTAAAACAAAATCACCGTTTAAGAAAAGAATTTTCGCATTTAAACCAGGTGTGTAATTTTCGGCAATTAATACTGTACCATTTTCATCTGTATAGTAAAGGTTACCTTCGTTTACTGTATACTCTATAGAACCATCTTCATTAGCCCATCCAAAAGCGTGACCTGTACTATAGATATCCTCGTTAAAAGTTCCATCAGATCTTAAAACTGGTGTAGTGTATTGAGCATCTAAATTACCTTCAAAATCGTAAGCATTTCTTTTCTCTTCAGCATCAGGTGTAATATTAAGAAAAGTGTTTGCTCCTAAAATATACGAACCTGTAACTTCCTGCTCCCCTCTAATCCAATTTTCATCTCTAAAATCATAGATGTTTGAGTTTGCATCAATTAAAAGAGTATCCCAAGCCGAAGTTGGTACTAAAGGTAAACCAACCTCCTTTTTTTCAGGTTTGAAAGTAATTAATTCAGGTACAGGGTAATATCCCATAGTTACACCTGTAATTCCATTTAATTTAATACAACCGTTTCTTAATTGGTAATCATAGTCTCTTTCCAAATCCGAATTGTATCCGTAGCATCCGTTTGTTCTTAAGAAAGCTAATTGGAAGAAATCTTCTGGTAATTCGAATTCAGCAGTTCCACTTACATTTACCTCTTTCAGGTAATTCAAGTCTCCTGCTTCTATAGTACTAACGTACACTTCCCTATATGCAGCATTAACGTAATCGAACATTTCCGAAAAAGAAAACGAATTCGTATTGTCCATATTAGCAAGTGCACGACCCTGCTTAAGCAAACTACTTGCTAGCTTTTTCATATTTTAAACTCCTTGGCTTGCTGCCACTTGATCTTGACCTACTGATTGAGCAACTTGAGCTTGTCCCTGTTGCTGTAACATCATTTGAGATCCTGCAGATCCTAACATTTGTGCCATCTGCTGGAGCTGCGCGAATATCATAGGATCTATAGTATCGAATTTTCCTTGTACTGGAGTTTCAAAAGCTTCATTAAACATTTTCTGGTACCTCCTCTTCTGTTGGTGCAGGTGGCTGTAGTAAAGAAGCATATTGTTCATTTGTTTTGTAAACTATTTGGAACAATTTTGTAAGTTTGTTGATGTCCTCAATATTCTTTTCAGGTCCTGCACTAAACAAAAGTAACTGTGTATTTAAAATCTCTTTTGAAAGAAGTAAGAAATTTACAAATGGAGGAACCTCAAATTTGTCAGCAAAAAGACAATTGTCAATCACAGTCTGTACGGCATTCCAACTGTTTTGCATATAGCTGTAAGAAGTATCCAAGTCAGGTACTTCAAGTAACTGAGCAATCATTTCCTGAGGAACTAAACCACTTTGTACATACATTTGTATTACGGTAGCTTTTGTTGCCGGGTCTTTACTAATTGCATCTGTTCCTGCGTATTGTATTTTCATTTTGTCCATCAAGTTTGCCAACTCACCCCAAGTTGCATTTGAGCTGAAATTGTCATCAGGTAAAATATACTCATTAGGGTCTTGTAATTTAACAAACAAAATAGTCAAATCTACGTAAAGTTTTACTACACTTCTAAATATACTTTCAAATCTTCCGGCCTGAATATCTTCCAAAGTCTGTAAACCTTTTCCTGAATTAATTCCAGCTGGTTTTAAGGAAGCCTGAGCTAACTGTGAAACACCTGAAAGCTCTGCAGCATTTGCTTTTAACTCCTCAAAAGTTTTCATATACTCAGGATCAGCAAAAGGAGGTGTAGCGACTGTCAATGGTGCTGAATTTAATCTTGTTGCATCATACTCGATGATTTGTCCTACACCATTTGACAACTTTTTAGCACCAACAAACGCTCCTTTTGGCATGAATACCGAATTAACGTTAGTTTTCTGTGATGCATCTTTTACAGCATTAAGAAGGAAGTTTACCTCGAACTGAATACTCCTTAATTGATCAGCTATAGAGTTACATCCTTTTAATACAGGAGAACTGTAGTACATTTTTTGGAAAGGAATTGGCTTGTCCCAACTTTCACTATACATCTCACCTGTTTCGTAAAATCTAACGTAAAGCTTTTTCTTTAAGTCCCAATACTCACCTAAAGTAACTGAGTCCTGACCTTCCTTAATTTTGTCTTTTACTAAAGAAGTTGGAAACTGTTTTCTTTCATAGTAAAGTCTAGTTGGCTCTCCGTAAAGCTCTTCAGCAGGATCTGTATATACTTGCCATGGTAAAACATTTAGAATTTCCTGACCATCTATACGTAAAACACCTGTGTCAAAGATAGCTGAATTCTTAAAAGTACTAGATACAATTTTGGCAAGCCCAATTTTGTCAAAGTACTGATCAAAAAAGTGTTGAGCAATTCTTGCAATTCTGACATCTCTATACTGACCTTTTTTAATATTTAAAAACGGTCTTACTCCTCTTTCCTCAACCATAGACTGTAAAGTGTCTATACAGGATTTAATCAAATTGTATGACATATCTGGAGTTGTATTTCTCTGAGTGTTTGATCTCCTGAAACCAACTGTAACTGTGGACCTAACGCTATCCAAATCGATAGCTGCTGTATCCTCGTACAGCATTAAATTCCATCTGTACTTTTCTTTACGGGATCCTTGGTAAGATTTTAACTTACCTGTTTGATCCAACACGTATCTGTAAAGTTCTGAATTTTTCTTAACCTGCGTCATTTCTAGTCTCCATAGTAGTACAACTGGTCTTTAGCGCCTGGATATGCTTCAGCATCTTCGTTGAATACTGCATCCACACGCGGAGTTCTAAAAGTAAATCCAAGTACAAAAGGAAGTTTTTCATCCTCTGCAATTGAACTTCCCTCTATAGTAATTTCATCCTGACCATACTTGTTGTCTATAGTAAGAAGAATTGTATTTTCATCTACATATTCTACTTTTTCGAGTGCTTCAATTTCTGTATTGTCTTCATCTCGGTAAGGGCTGTGAGAAGCACCTGTAGCAGTGTAGTAAGAAATATCTAAAAGGCTAGGTATATCTGCTGCTCTTTCAAGCATTCTAATTGAAGCACTTGCTAGAGAAGTTACATCATCACCCTCTACCCAAACAATTGGCCACAAGTATTCAGCGGCACCAACAATATCAGATGTTGTACATATTTTCAAAATCTTTTTGTATTCACCATTTACGGTAGTGTAAAGTTGTGTACTTCCACCTGTTACATACACACAGTCTACACTATTTACGAGTGGGTCTGTATCAACAAAAGTTTTGTCTGCTAGAGTTCTTGGACCTGACATGGAATTTAATTGTATGTATGCTTCTGAAGAACTTGTGAACGTAACAGGCTCATATGCTGGAGCAGCCGTATCAGTATGCCTTAAATATCCAAATACTTGTGCTTTTTCATATCTCCAACCGTCTTCATCACTGCCTGTTCTAAAGAATGCTTTTGCTACTTTGAACAAGTCGTAAGCCGAATCTGAGTAGAAATTAACGTAAGTAAATTCACCTGAATCTACGAGGAAGTTTCCTTCTATAGTACCTTGTACAGAAAGAACTGTTCCATCTTCATTGTCACCCATTAAAACTATACCAGATTTTCTACCAACATTGTATCTGTAAAGGTCAATTAAAGGTTCAGGTAATTCTGAGTAAGTTGTTGGAGCAAAAGGTTCATCTTCAAAAGCATCTATCTGCCACTGAATTGAACAGTCTTGCCAAATCTGTAAGTAAAGTTTGTTTGTCTTAAATCCGTAAAAGAATTTGTTTAGAGTAAAGTCTGTTCTTTTACTCCACTGAATTAAAGGAGTTCCTCTTGTGTTTGAGTAAATTACAGTAAACAATTCGCCTTGATCGTCTTTTGCAACTATCTTTGCTGTTTGAACACCTTTTGTATCAATACAGATATATCCAGGTTGGTCTTCATTTACTCCAGTAATTTGAATACGTCTTGTATCGTCTTTGAAATATCTATTTCTATTCCAAAAATCTTCCGTTTCCAAAGTATTAATTACAGCATCATCAATTTCAGCTTCATCTATAGCAGCAGCATTAAGTACAGATTCTGTAGCTTTAAGTAAAGGTGTTTCAACTTCAGTAGCATCAACTTTTGCTACGTTGTACGTGCCAACATTAGCTGTAGTAATATTAGCTGTTCCGATAGTAGCTGTAGTAGCGGTTAAATCAGGAATTGTAGCTTCATCAGCAGCTAAAACATCCGCCGAAATATTCTCTGACTGTAATTGATCTATAGAACCAACTTCTGCATCTAAATCAGGTGTATTAACATGCTCTGCACTCAATACGTTTGAAACGTTTGCATTAGCTGTATCTATAGCTGGAGATGTTACCGATTCTGCTGTTACATCTTTTGCTGCAACATCCTGTAAAGACGTATCTCTATTTACCGTTAAATCGGTAGTAGTAACACTATCAAAAGAAGGACTGCCTCTACCAACAGTTGGAGCGCCTAATTCATTTTCTATCTGCTCAATTTCACTTTGTAAAGCAACCACGGAAGCTTGTAAACGAATTAATTCATCTTTTAGTTCTTCCGCAGTTTTCTTTGTTAAAGCGTATTCCTGAGTCTCTTTTGGCTTTAACGATTTCATCTTTTCTATTTTCCTCTTTAAAGTATTAGTTAACCTCTTCTACCTAAAAAGTACTCTTCATCTGAAAGCCTTTCTTGTTTTAAGTTACCTTCAATATCTCTGTAAAATTTTACTTTAAATTTTCCAGGTACATCTATTTCCATTACAGCGTCTGAATTTGAATCTGTAAATATTTTAAAAAGCTCTGAAGCTGCTTCAAAATTTTCATCTTTCGCCCAGCTTTTAAGTAACTTTTGTTTCAAAATATCTTCTCTATTGTCTTTCAAAAACTGTCTAAAAAGTCCAATTAGTTCTTTTAACATGCTAAATCTCCTTTCTATACCAAACTCTTTTACCAGTTGAAGGGTCAATTTTCCAGCCCATTTTAGACTTGGTCTCAGACATCTTTCGTTTCGCTTCTTCTGACTTAGGTTTTCCTAAGTGAACAATGGAAAGTTTTAATTTTTGCTCTTCTGACAAAGGCTTTCCTTTGTGAGCAGCTGACATCTTTCGTTTTGCTTCTTCGCTATGTTTGAGGCCTTTGTGAGCAGCAGATATCTTTCGTTTTGTTTCTTCTGAATATACTCTACCTTTGCAGTATGTATTACCTTTGTTGTGTAACCTTGTATGTTCACCCTTTTCCATGAAAATTAGTTCATCAGCTGGCCTATCATAGTAGGTGCCCCAGTCAATTAAGTCTTGTTTTGAAGCATCTACTACCGCTCCTGTTTCCATTAATTCCAATCTGTGATGGCACGCCCAAGGCTTGTCACTTTTAACTGCTTCATCATAGTTCTCAATCTCTGTGTAATTTTTACAATATTTCTTTACTTCGCTAATACAAATCATTTAATCCTCCTAAATACAGATATAGATTAACCAGTATAGTTAGTTTTTGCCTCATATTGTCATCAACTCCACATTTTCAATATTGTTCAAAACAGTATTCGGAAAGAAATCACCCTCTAAAGGTAAAGGAAGAATTTTACTTGTTTCTGTACCATCTTTCATTTTAAGTTTTACAGGTGCTACAGGAGCGAAGATTGGATATTTGTCTGTATATACTCCTATAGTATGTCCCTTAAATTCCTCTACACTTAAACCAACAGCTCTTAAAGTTTTGCCAACAAAATCCTCTTCATCAACAAAAGGGAAAACAGCCTTTCTAAAAAGTCGTACATATTTTACATCAGACCATTTTTTGTTGGAAACCTTCAAAAGAGAAGAAACCAAACTTCCGTGTGGAGTAATTTCAAAATTCTGTCTTTCTCTGTGTAGATTAATTGCTTTTTTACTGTTCATCATTAAATCTGCTCCTTAAAACCAAAAAATCGTTTTTCTTTTTGCAATCTAAAATTGTCAATTCTTTTACTTCACTTAAATCAAAGGTTTCTAAAATTCTAATTTTGGATTCGCCTTCATCTAAAGCTTTTTTAATTGCTTCTTTTAATTCCTTAATCCAATCAAGCCTTTCTTCTTTTTGTTCTTCTTCCAACTCTCTATCCAACTCTTCGTAAGTACCATTCCAGCCAGCTTCTGTCAATTGCTCGTAAGAAATATTCGCATCCTCAAATTGCCTTTTTGGATTTCTTAAAGTAAAGTAAGTACTCAAAAAGCAAAAATTACATAGATTTCCGACTTTGTAATTTGTCTCTTTTCCTAAGTGATCCATTAATCGCTTGTAGCATTTTGTAGTTGCTTCAAATACCAAATCTTCAAAATCATTTCTCTTTGGAAAGCCTGTCAAAAGCTTTTTGAGAATATTTTCACAGCATGCACAGATGAGAACATACATTTCTTTTTCATTTTTAAGAGCTAAAGCATTTTGGAATTTTGCTTCAAATTCATCAATATTTTTCTTCATGTTTTTACCTCTCTCTAATTAGTGGAGAAAAAAATTGCCAGGATTCACCTGGCTTTAGGAGATTAAATGAAAAGAAATTGCTTTACCTTTCAATTTTTAATATAGTTTAATTAGTGTTTTTTAATTTAATTAAACGGATTTACATCTTCGTACCAGAAAATGTAGGTATCACCTTCAAAATCAATTCGAATTCCTGATGTCAGGTTGACATATCGAAAAAGGGCGAAATCACGTGATTGTTGACACCAAGTATATCCTCCTCTAGCATTTGGTACGATCAACCCGTAACAATCAGATTTTGGACTGTATGCAAGATATATTTCAACATCATTCAACTGAATACTCTGAGTAATGAGTGTTTCATACGAAAAATCTTCGAAACACCAGGTCGATGTTTCATCTTCTCCGTTCAAAACACGGTCTTCAGGGTTGTCATTTACTGAATAGTGGTAATTACTAGCAAGTCCACAAGTAACTACTACAAAAAACATTGCTAAAACTGTAATTAATTTTCTCATATTTGGAACCTCTCTATGTTAATTAGTATAGGTAAAATTTAATTGGACTTTTACACTTTTTTTCTGAGTTTTCTGAGTTTTCTGTTTTTTCTATCTTCTTTTTTTTTTTAAAAATATTTTTCTTTAAAAAAAAAAGAAGATAGAAAACTCAGAAAAAACAGAAAAAACAGAAATTGACAGGCCTGTATCTACTTCCATTCTTCTTCTACTGTAATTGTTTCGTAAGGTGATTCCTCAAAATCATCTTCAGGTCCATCCGCAGGATCTATAGGTTGAGCATTTGCTGCTTCGTAATTACCCCATTCATCCAACCACTGAATATTTGTATACCTTAAAGCGTGTAAAGCATTTGGGTGAAAAGTTAAATCATCTATCTTAAAAGTAATATTTCCATCATCGTTTCTCTCCCAAACAGTTCTATCGCACTCTTCTTTTAGAATACCTGTACTCGGAATCTTCAATCTACCTGTTCTCATTTCAGTAGCTAGTTGTTCCATAGTAACTTCAACATTTGGTTTGTATGCTTTAATTACAGGAAGGCCAGCTCTCTGTAAAGTTAAAATTGTAGCAGGTTGGTTTGTATCTGCAACTATAGTGATATAGTGATCAGGATCTTTTACATTAAAACCTCTTAAATACGTAATTGCATCTAAGTAAGCTTTTTGAACGGCTCTTTCCTGTTCATCTGAATCAGCTTTTCCAAAATCGGTTTGAGCTATTACGTAAGCTCTTTTTGTATAGTAATCTACAGCTGTAGTAACTATAGCGTTGTGATCTACGAAACCCCAGTCAACACCAATCCAAACTTTAGTTGGCCTAAAATCAGAAGGAATACTATCGTAAGTTTTGTAGTCTCTAAAAATTAAAGCATCCGTATCATATACGAATTTACCGTAATATTCTCGCTGAATGAAAGCAGAATCTTTTGTAACTCCGGCTTTTTTACAAGCTATTTCTATTTCAGTTTCTACATCATTTTCCAAGAAAGGGTTTTTACTCATATCCCAATGATATTTGGAATATACATTGTCTTTCATATTCCACAATTTTTCACAGTAAGTGTTTGGGATACGAGGTGGGGTACCAATTAAAAGTTGTTTAGAGCCTTTTACGTCAACCATTGCAGCACCTAAAATTGAGTTTAGTAAATATTCCAAACATGGTTGAGATTGAACCTCATCAACTACACAGAAAGTATACTTAAAACCCTGGTATTTGTCTGCTTCACCCGCTTTACTATTTCCTCGGAAAGTAATTGTTGAACCGTTGTTAAATTCTATTTCAGCTCCACCAGGGTCTGTATGTAATTTGTATTCTACATTTCCTGCATTTGTAAATACTTCACCTCTTTTTAACTGTACATATCCTAAAGAAGAAAGTAATTCTGAAACCATTGCATATCCAATTCCTTTTGCTTGGTCAGATCTTACACCTACATATAGGCCCCTGTGATTTGGAATTAAGGCATCCGCAACTAAAAGACGAGAAGCCAAAGTCGATTTACCAACACGTCTAGAACAAATAGCAAAAAGGTAACGGTTTTCATCTTCGTAAATTTCTTTTTGTTCTTTGTACAGTGATTTTAATATTCTATACCTTTCATATTCATAGTCTATAGTTTTAATTGATGCAACAGAAGTATCCAAATTCTTAAAAAGTTGGTCATTCAAAAAACCTGAAGCAATCATTTGACTGCATCTTCCATCAGGGTTTTCAAGTGCATCTCTGAAAAAGTTTTCCAAATATTTTTTGTAAAAAGGAGTCCCCTCCCCATCGGCAGGTGAAAGTAAAATTTCTCTTGTATAGTCTCTGAGCAAAGGAGTAGTTTCTTTTCTCAAGTTGTTGTTTAGTTTTTTCGTAACTTCAGCTTTTTTTCTTGACTCTTTACTCAAACTCTTTTTTTGAGCATCCAACATATGATCTATTTTAGATTGAGGAACAAAAGGTTCCTTTACTGATATTTTGTTTTCGTAACTTTCAGGCATATATTAAACTCCAAATTCAATTTCCAAAGAATTTAATCTTTGTCGAGCAAAGTATATCTTTTTTAATTCTACATATGCTTGTTTTTCTAATTCATTAAACCTGTGTTTTTCACAAAGTTCATCCAATTCACCGTATCCCCTGCTTAAATCATATTTTAGCATTACATTTAACCTATTTACCAAATCTTTAAATGCTTTTCCTCTCTTTTTTCTTTTCATTAAAGAACCTCTTTTCTTTCAAGAATATTAGTTAACTAATATTTTTAGAAAACGAAAAAATTTCATAGGAGGAAATTTAAATGGCACTAACCGATGTGGAAAACTCATATCTTAGTATGCTTAAGGAATATTGGATTGAAGAGGGTGTACAGAACCTCGTTGCACGTAACTCACGTGTTTTGCCAAAATTCGATGTATTACGCGTAGTTGGTAAAGAACAGTGTATCGCTGTTTCAAGTGAATTTGGTGGAGCAATTTCAGGTGACTATACAAAAGCACTTGCAAATGTAGCTCAGCAAGGTGAAGTTCAGGCTTTCCACTATACACCAGGAAAATTGTTCTCATTGTACAAAGTAAGTCCTGATGAGTACGCAGTATCTAAAAACTATGATGGTGCAACTATGAAGATTGAGGGTGTAAAACACGCTAAATCAGTTGACCGTGTAAGAAAAGTTCTTTCAGGTACAGGTCTTTACGGACGTGGATACGGTGAGTTGTGTGTAATTGGCGCTACGACAGCACTTTCAACATCAGCTGATACGACTTACACAATTCCATTCAACGCATATATGCAGATTTCAAATGGTATGTCACTTGCATTCAAAGCAACTGTAGATGGCGCAGAAGCAGCTACTATGACAGTAACTTCAAAGGTTGCTTACTCAGGTGGTGCTACAGCTCAAATCACAGTACGTGGCGATGCTGCATATACTCCAGCTGCTACAGATATTCTTGCATTCGCTGGTGCTACTGTTTTACAGAATGGTAATCAGGTTCCAAGATTCCCAGTAGGTCTTGCAGGTGCATTCCCAACAGTTGCTAACCGTACAGGTGCTACTTGGACAACTTTCATTGGTAACTCATACTACGGTGTAAATCGTTCAAAAGATGTAAATGGCCTTTGTGGTGCTTACGTAAATGACAAAGCAAACAACGTTTCTAAGAAAGTAACATTGAAGAAAGCTTTGAGAATTGCAGATGCAATGGGTTCAAAAGCAAACTTGATTGTTTTGAATGATATTGACTGGGAAGAGCTTTCAGCTGAAATCGAATCGCAGAACCTCTATTACAGCAATGTAAAAGATGGACGTGGTAAACGTGATGCTGGTATCGGTCTTTCAAACATTGATGTAAACTTCTACACATCACTTGTAGAAAGAGTAGTTCCAGATCCATTCTGTCCAAAGGGAACATTCTATGTTCTTGATACAGATACAATTAAATTCCTTTCATTCTACAACACTGAGTTCGTAAAGAACGACAAATCAGCTGCTGAAGAGCCAGGAAAAGTAATGAATCTCAATGAGACTGAAGGAGCTGAAAAGAATTCAGTTGACGATCCATTCCAGGCATTGATTGACGACTATCTTTCAAGTGAACCTGCACATGATATGGATGGTGTTGCAACCGTAATTTCTATGAGAATTAGAGGTACGTTCGCTGCTTTGAATCCAAGTGTGAACGTTGTTGGACACTTCTATGCAACAGCAGGTGACAATGACATCAACGATGCAGCTTAATTTTAATTAAGTAAATTAAAAAAGGGACCATTTTCAGGTCCCTTTTTCTCTTAATACACTTTTTCAAAATATTCAATTTCTTGATTTAATGTTTCTACCGGTTTACAGTATATAGCTTTAGTATCTGAAAGCCCCTCTTTTACATTTTTAACAAAATATCCAACTGACATTCCAATGAAAGGTTTTGGGTCAAATTTACATCTCACTATTTTCTTTACGATACATCTATCCAAATTAATCCATGCTGTTTTTGTTTCATATTTTACATTAAAATCTTTTGTCGTGATTTTGCCATCAATTAATTTGGATTCATCTACATCCATTTCACATACGACTATAGGTATTTCACTATTTAAAATTTCTGAAATTCCAAAAAGTTGAGCTCCTGAATCTCTTTCATTTGGGTGCTTTACTTCAAAAACTACAAATCTGTAAAGACCGTCATTACATTTAATTTTGAGGTAACCATCAAGGTCACCCATCATTTCACAGCCATCAGTAAATATTTTGTAACCATATTTTGCCTTTCTTTCATCAAAAACCATATTAAAATCTCCTTGTTTTAATTAGTGTTTTTGGAAAAGGGCAAAAAATATGAGCTATATTTTACTATAGCTCATTTACTTTTTTAAGTAAAAAGAAAAATTACAACCATTAAAACGGCTAAAAAACAAACACCTATCATTTTAATCTCTCCTCATAGATCTTTTCAGCCATTGTTCAAAATCCTCTAAACTCCCTGAATAGTAAAGTACATCACCTGAAGTTAAATGTAATGCCCAAACATTTCTATCTGTATCGTAACTTACGTAAGCTATAGAGTTTGGCATTACGTAAGCACATTCGTTTGAGCTAGTCTCCGCTGCCAACATTTCGCACTTCATTTTTTACCTCCTTTTCTTTAGATTCTTCTTTTTCCTTTTTTTGAATATTAATCGTAAACAATCTCGGGGGTGAAAGAAGTAAAATTAGAAAAACTAAAAACCAGTGATTTGTGATGAAATTTGCAATTGCGTTAAGTAAAACATCCATATATTTAATCTCCTTTTTTTAATTAGTGATTTTCCAAATCGTAATTACAGTTACTAAGCAAGTTCCTAAGGCTATCGAGCTGTACTTCCAAATTCTCGTAATATTCTTTTGCCTCTGATATTGCTTTTCGCAGGTTCCCCAATTCTTCAAAGCCGTATCTAAATCGTTCTGAACTTCTTTCTGTGATTGTTTGTATTTCTGTAACTCTTGCTTGACTGTCTCGTATTGTTGCGAGAGAAGCATCAAGTCGTTGTTGAGTAACTTCAAGTTCAGCTGTAAGGTTTCGTTCTCTTTCTGTTGCTCTTGATAGTTCTGCTCGAATCTGTCCAAGCTCTCGTTCACTTTGTCCCAATCGAACGAAAGAGTTGGAGAATGCACAAAGGACAAAAGCAGTAGCAATGACCAAAAGTACTTTTTTAAAAACATTCATTTAATCCCCCCTTTAATTAAAAATTACCTGTAAATACATACCATCGTCTAGACTGTACAACCCTGGCCCGTGATACACTTTGTCAATTCCAAAATACTTCAAATACGCTTCCAACTCTTCTCTACTGTTGAACGTTTTTTCATTCCAGGGTACTCTTGAGTAAAGAGGGTCTACTTTAATTTTCCAACTCATATTAATCCTCCTAATACCAAACTCTCTTTCCATCTACTAATTTCCAGTGTTTGCCTTTGAACTTTCCTTTGTGAGCCTCAGATAGCTTACGTTTGTGTTCTCCTGACTTAGGTTTTCCTTTTCTAGCATTAGACAGCTTACGTCTTGTCTCGTCTGACAGATGTTTTCCTTTGTTTGGTGACGTACGTCCTTTCTCATCAAGTTTCTGATTTCTGTATCTAC